GACGTGATCGACAACGATGGCGAGGCTACTGGCTGGGCAGATGGCTACGACTACAATCCAAAGAACGGTTACAGCCACGTGCTCATCCTGGATGTCGACGGAACCAGTGGTGAGCGTGGCCGGCTTGAGTGGGACGCAGTCACCGAGGACGATGTGAATGCGGCCTACATGCTGGATTACCACACGGCCAAGAAGGTCGTCCAGGAACTCCCCATCGAGCTTCTCGAAGACGGCGAGATCGACTGCCCCGTAGGCCACTTCCCACAGGTCAATGACTGGATGGAGCATGCTGGTCGCCTCACTGACGCGCTGATCGACGCGGCGGAGAAAGTGGAGCCGACCTTCGAGCGTACCATCACTGACGCGGCTGTCGAAAAATGATCAATCCCAGGTCGAATGCGGCTGTGACCGGAGAAGGTCGTCCTAGGGGGGGCATTTTCGGTCAAAAGCCAGAATCCGGAGCGCAGAAAAACGAGTCCTGGCTGAAATCGTCTCCACAGGAGTCCCGGCACAGGGTATAAGAGCAGTCGGGGCCACTGTACGAGCAGCACCGAATCTCGTCGTCGGACGCTCCCGAACAGCCTGTTAGCTCTGCTCCCTTGTGAGTATCTGGAGGCTCGGTACACCCCCCGAACAAATCGCACGCGGCGGTCCCGCCTGTCATTAGCACTCCGAAGAGAACAAGGGTTGCAAGGCGGAGAGGGAGACGCATGAGCATAGGCGGTATGGGGATGGCGAATGACTTCGTAAAGGTCTGCACGCTCGCTCCCAACATCAAACGGGAGCGAGAGGCCCAACTTTCTCACCCTCCCCGCTTGACACTCATTAGTATAGTGCTTATAATGGGAGTGCATTAGAGGGGAGGGCATACCCCCCCGCTCACACAGACCGACCGCAGCGCCATGTGGACCATCATCCGAAATTTCGAGATTGAACGCCTTGACGACGACCAATTCCTCGTTCGGGCGATCTACGACGAGGACGCGAATGGGCACGCTATGACCGCTCGCATCGATTATCCGGCGTCCGACAACGGGGGGCTGCCCATCGACCTTCGGAGAAACTGGGACCGCTACGCAGTTGAGCGGAAGGGCATGGACGCGATCAGGGAGAAGGGCGAGTGGTTCGTAGATGAGGACGCATGGACTGACTACTAGCCCCTAGCGGGGCGGAGACTTCATTCACCGCAACCGCAACACAGACCGCAATACTAACATGTCTCAAACGACCCTGACCATCACACAGCTTTTCGTTGCCAATCTCCAGCATATCCTTTCGGATAACATTCCCCTGACGTGGCACGTCGAGCACACCGATAAGGACCCTGTGATTGAAGTCTCCGACGATGAATTCAGCGTCGGAGAAACGGGGAATGAGTACATCGCCTGGCCCTCCCACATGGACAGCTCCGACGTGGAGCGCTACGGGATTTCTGCGTGGGCGAAGCCCGAGGAGACCCCCACGGATCTAATCCCCGGCGACGGGCGATGGACGCTCGTTTGGCGAGACGACGGGCGGACGAGACCCGTGGAGGAGGCCGCGTTCGTCACCTTGAAAGAGGTGATTGAGGCGTTCAAGGACCGGGCCATGCCTGACAAGTAGCCCCCTCCCTCTACTGCTAATAACCGGCCCTGACCGTCCATGATTGTTGACGAGATCGACCACCGACTTCTGTACGCCGAAAGCGGAGAAACGGTGGGCGTCGTTGCCCACGGTGACGTGCCCGAGGAGCGCATCCGGGACCTTCTAGAGGTGTGTATCGGAACGAGAGCCGAGCACAACGACCCCAGGACGACGCACGTCCGATGGGTTCCGGCCCCTGGCTCGGAGTTTGCCCGGTGGCTCTACGACGCCGAAGAGGGAAAGCCTGGGGCGTTCCCCGCCACGATTCTCGACGTTCGATAGCCGCTCATCCCCTACGCGCTCGAAATGGACCCATTAGTAGAACTGGTTCTCGCTACTGCGTTCATGTTCCTTGGCCCACTCCTCGGGATCGTCGTCGGCTGTTACCTTGGATATTTGCTTTTTGACTCCAATGAAAACTGATCTCCCCCGAACCGACGTCGACTCATTCACCCAGTACGAGTGGCAGGTGAGCAGCGCCATTCGCCCCTTGTGGGGAAAGAGGGTTGAGGTCCCGTACAAGGTGCATCTCCGTCGAGAGGTGTATTTTGGAAGATTGGCCCTTGCCGAGCCCGTCCGTGGGCAGAAGGAGGGGCCGCCGTACACCGTTCTTACCATGCCTCAGGACACGCTCGCCCTTTTCTGTACCCAGGACGAGGTATCCTTTGCGTTCTCCCGAGAGGAGGCCGAGAGGGCCGTGAGACGATACGAGAGGGCAAAGCTGAAAGAGCAGACGGAGCCAACCTTCTTTGACCCGTTCCCCAACGTCGAAACTCCGTAGCCCGATGCCAACCTCTAAAGGGAAGCCCCTTCTCTCCGACCACGCTCCATACCTGGGGGAGGTTGTCCCAACCATGTTTGCCCCAGCCCTGGGAGATTTGGACGTGTTCTGGAATCGTGCTCTGAGTGATTGGAGAGCAAGGGGAGAGAGGACAAGGCAGGAACCGGAGCTCAAGTGCCCAATCTACGTCTCCGTCCCATCGATCCTGTACGCCCGTCTGTACTGTGGCCGGTGCCCTCCCAACCTGGACGAAATCGAGGAATGGCTTGAGGAGAACTGATCCGTTCCCGCTGCGGCCTGCCCCCTTCGAAGACGGAGTTAAACAACCCAACGTAGGAAACCAAATTAGTTGCCTCGCATGTAGGCCAACGCGACATCGGGGAGGGAGGGAGCGACACAGACCGCTTACTCGCTACTCACACAGACAGAGCCGACAGGCTTATAGACCCATGACCACACCCAATAGCACGAAGCGAATCGACCAAATCGAGGAGAAGCTTGAAGAGTGCTACCGCACGGCCTACGAGGCGGGATTCGACGGCAAGTTTGACGAGTATGACTTCACCGAGGCCGATCTGAGCTGGATTACTGATGAGCTGGGCTATAAGCCCACGAAGGCTGAGTGGGAAAAGGCTGGCCTCAGTTGGGTCGGCGGTGCCCACTGCGCTGACTCGTAGTCTACTTCGAATGCCCCACCCTGGACGCAGAGTGGATCGTGCCCGCTTGTGGGGCCGACTCGCTTCACCTCACACTCTTCGCATCACAGCCAAAGCACCACCATGCAGAAGCTAATCGATGGCAAGCTCTACGACACGGACGACGCCGAGAAGATCGCCTCCTACTCCACCGGAGGCTCTACCTCCGATTTCGACTTCTATCGGGAAGCGCTGTACCGCACCGAAAACGGTCGGTGGTTCCTCCACGGCGAAGGACACGCCAAGACGAAGTATGCTTCCACAACCTCGGACGGAATGAAGGGATGGGGCTCTGACATCCGCGCCCTGTCCGAAGAAGAGGCTTTTGAGTGGTGCCAGCGCAAAGACAGAATCGATGCGGCGCAGGAATACTTCGCCGACTACATCGAAAAAGCGTGACGAACACCATCGCTGTCTGCGATGGAACGCGCCACACCACTCATCAAATCTCAGAGCCACGCTCGAGCTATGCCAACGTCCCTCACAATCGATTACGACACCCTCTCAGTCACTAAGGCTGATGGATCAGACCTTATCGAACAGACGGAAGGCGTCTCTCCAGTTGAGAGCAGTGGATACAAGGGATTCCTCGCCCTTGCCCAGCGCCTACGTGAGCTTCTCAGCAAGGACACAATTTCTTCGGAGCAGTTCCAGCGTCTCCGAGACGAACTTCGCGCAGAGGCGAAGGAACGGAATTACGACGTGATCCACCATGCCCGGACGACCGACGATGCGGAGGAAGGGGCAACAGTTCGCATTCAATCATGCGACGACGAGCCGAGAATAATAATTGCTACCAGCGACACCAAGGCTCTGGAGGGAGCAAGGCGTGTGGTCCGGCACTGCCAGGCAACCAGCGTCACGCACCTGTCTCAAAGCGTCATTTCATGCACGTTTTTATCTTTTGAGCACCAGAAGGAAGCCGAAGAGGAGCTGTTCACGTTTTGGCTCTCTCGCACGGACGTAACCACCTTCAAAGGCAACCCAGTCCCCCATGCAGCTAATTGACCCCGAGCGCTTCCGCGCCCACGCGACCGGCCTCACACAAGATCTGATGGAAGGCGATGTTGCGTTCCCCATCCAGACCGACCTTTTCGAATCGGAGACAGGTCGGAGTCTCATCCTCGTAGGCAATGAGACCATTCCAGATAAGGACGAGCTCGCGAAGCGGGCGACTGCATCCCAGATGGCTTCCGTTGTCGCCCTCCAAAAGCGCCTGCGCTCGAAGCGAAACGCGCTTCGAAAGCTGGCTGACCCGCTGGCCGAAAGCTACAAATTCGCGTGCCCCGACTCGCGCCACCTCCCCGAGAAAGACACGGTCCGGCGCGGGGCGCACATGCTCCCGTACCCCAAGACCTACCTCGAAACCCACGACGGCCATAACCTCCTGCTGCTGCTCCCTGAAATCGCGGAGGAGATCGGCATCACGTTTGATGAGCCCGAGCATACGCTTCCGGAGGAGTATGCCGTTGTGGTCCCATTCCACAACGCAAGCGATTATCCGGGTGCTGACGCGGAAGCGCGCTACGTGTATGTCGGCTTCTGTGCGGCGTTCTGGCACGAGGATGGACAGCTCAGTAGCCTTTCCGGCGACCTGGGAGACGCAATCGGCCTCACCGGATCGGAGAAAATCGTTGAGGAGAACATGCGATGGGCCGTAACGACTGCCGCGCAGATGCTGACGCTCCTCAACTGCACGAATACCGGCACCGAGGAGCTACGGAGCAATATCCCGCACAACGTCAAAAATCGGAAGGAGCGGTTTGCATATCGGGTCCTCGTCGTGCGGACGAACACGAACCATCCCTCCTACACTGAGGGTGAGCCGCTCCCGGAGGCCCAGAGACGCGCATCCCCCAGGCTGCACTTCCGCCGCGGCCATATCCGCAACAACCCCGATGGCACGCAGTCATGGGTCCGCCCCTGCATGGTGGGCGACCCTGGTGAGGGGACCGTCGTCAAAGATTACGAGGTGCAACCGCCGAACGAGTAATTCATCAGAAGCACCAGCGCAACTGAATCTGTTCTATGTCCCATTCTCAGTACTGGACTCTCGATAGGCTCCACGAGACCGCGAAAGGCCTCTTCTACGGTCGCGTCGAAGACTCCGATACGCTCACCCAGCAAGACTTGGTCGATGTGATCAACCACGACCGTGAAGCTAGAGGCAAAGACACGGTTACGCGCCAGGCCGTCCAGAAGGCAGTCCGCGAGGGGTCCAGTCGCTATCGCCGACTGCTCTGCGATGTGGTCGATGCGCTGATGACAGTGGGGGGGCGCATCGAGCGTGACGACGTTGAGCCGGTGCTATACGTGCGCTGGCACGTTCCTGAGCCCGATCACCCAGAGTACGAAACGGAAACGATTGAGGTGGAGTGACCCGACTTCACTGCTGAAGCGTTGGGCCGGTGCTTCACTCCTCTTCGTTCCCCGTGGCTGCGTCCTGCGCTTCCTCATCCGTGTCGTAGCCGTCGGCCTCGTTAAGCTTGTAGAATGGGGCCGGCATGTGCCGGCGGTTCCACCCTTTCGCCCGGCTCACGTCGCGATCAGTTGGATCGGAAAGCCTATCGAGATCCTTTTCGTTCCAGTTCAAGGAGGGTCCTACGTCTGCCATAACCGGTTACTGTACTGTGCGGGGGACTGACGCTTCGAGGAGCTGGTCGGCCTCTTCCTCTGTGAAGCCTGCGATCAAGGCGGCTGCACGAATGTTGGCCCCGGCTGCCGATAGCTCCTTCGCAATCGTTGCCATCACCTTGCGCCGCTGCACGGTGGGGACGGTCTCCTCCGTGATGCGGTCCAGCTCTTGGGCAACGTCCGACAGCCCCATGCGGTCCAGCATGGTGCGAAGCGAGAGCTGTTCGTTCTCCACCTGCTCCATAAGGACACGCTGCTCGTCGGTGGACAGCACGCCTCGATCCAGACGGAGATTGATCGACGCCTGCACCCCACTCATGCGGTTCTCCCCCGACAGGATGGACGCGAAGCGTGGGAGGATGTGGATGGACCACGCTCCCGCTTTCGAGAGGGTCCGCATCGTGGGGCGGAGCGAGGCGACGTACTCCTTCCGGGCTGCGATACGGGCGATTCCTGAGGAGGACGCATCTCCCGACATGAGAATGTGGCGCTGGTCGGCCTCCGAGAGGATAGTCTCGTAATACATGTTCTTCGTGTCCTCGAAGGTGTCCACGTCGGTCGGCTCTTTGATCTTGACCTTGGGATTGGCAATCCGCTGGTCCCCCTCCTGGGTTTCAGTCACCACTCCGGCCAGGAACGTCGTCTCCCCCGCTCCTGCAGTATACGGGGCGTCCACCCACTCCGTCTCCCCCGTCTTCTTCTCCTTTCGCTTCTGGGGCCGCTGGGCGTTGAGGAAAATCCGCTCTACGAACCCGCCCCAATCAAGGTTCGTGTCGGCCATCGTGAGCGCCTTGTTGACCCCGTGCTGCTGCTGCCGCACCTGAGCGGTGATAAGGGCTTCCCGGTCGATCTCTTCCATGTGGAGACGCCGCCCCAGGTCAAGGGGGTCGGAGCGGTCGATGGTGCGCTCCGTCTCCTCTCGCCCATCCTCCTCCTCAATGACGGCCAGCACCGTTTGCCCCTCATCATCAAGGATCGACACCTCGACCGTGCGCTCGTCGGTGTCGTCCTCCCGCCAGTACGCCGCAACCTGCTCCCCATCAATCGTCGTTACGAGCCCCTGCGTCGGAGCGATCACCTCGTGCATGAGCACCTCTGCGGCCATTTCGAAGCCCAAGTCGTCCCGTAGGGTCCCTTCGCCCGTGTACGCTTTGGGATTGGGGTACACCCGAAGGCACGGGGGCGCTCCGCAGAGGACATGACGACCCGCCCGGCGAAGGATCTTGGTCACCTCAGAAGCATCGGGCATCGGCTCCGCTACGTCCTCCGCCCGCTCCCGCTCCTCGTCCTCCTCTTCCTCGCCCGCACGGAGATAATCAAGGGACGGGAGGCGACCGATCACGCCGTTCAGGTGCCGCTCCACCACCTCGCGAATGACGTTTTGCGACGTAAAAGCCTCCTTGATGCGCTTCTTCTCCTTCTCATACTTCTGGGCGCTGCCACTCTTCTGGTCGGGAAGGAC